CTATTTTGTTATTAGTTCAATGCTGAACCGCAGTTCTTCAAGGGTTTTGTGGTTATAGGTTCTATTGCCGGTATCTTTGGAGGTATGTCCCATAAGTAAATCACAACACTTCTGATCTGCCCCGGCTGATCCAAGGCGGGTTCTGAATGTGTGGCGGGTTTCGTGCGGGGTGTGCTCCATGCCCCATTCAGACATAAACCCGGCCCACAATGCCCGGTATTGGCTTTCTGAACACTTCTTCCCGGCATAGCTGAACAGGTATTCCCCCGGCTGTTCCATACGGGCTTCCACAAAGGGCCTGATCTTGGAATGAATAGGAACCACCCTGTTTTTCCCGGCCTTGGTTTTGGTTCCGCCTGTCATGGTTCCGGCTTCCAAGTCAACGGCGGATTTCTTCAGGTTCAACAATTCTGAAATTCTCCAACCGGAATAGAGGAACACCAACACGCTATCCACCCAAGGTTCCGCCTGATGCCCCCAAACCGTTTCCACTTCCTGATCCGTGAAGGGCTGTTTGGACGTGGGCGGCACCGGATCGGAAGTCAACAGTTCGGAGTAACAGCGGTTGATCACGTCTAGTTCCAAGGCGAACCGGTCAAGATGCCCCCAAAGGTTTTTGATTGCCGCCTGTGTACTGTACCCCTTGCCGCAACCGTCAATAGTTTCCTGCATTTCATAAGCCCGGATCACTTTATATGGCTTGTTCAGCAACTTTGAACAATGATTGAACGCTGAACAAAGGGATTGCCGGTTGGAAGTTCCCAGCTTGGGGGCCTTTTTCTCTTTCCAAAGTTCAAACAGTTCCTTCAGGGTGATCTTGGCCTTGTCCACGTCCCAAGGGTTGCGGTTGTATTCCGCTAACATGGTCAACCCCTGTTCCCGTGTTTCGGCGTAACCCACAACGTCATATTGGGGATAACCCCTATCGTCATACCCATACACCCCGCCCCTGACCATATACGGGCGGCGGCGCTTACCTGATAGCTTTACAACTGAACCATAGCCGTTGGGCAATCTCATAAAAAACACCTGTCCTTTCTGAAAATGCTTGCAGAAACCCAAGGGCAGGTGTTATAATAGCCTTGTCCGGGGCTATTGTGGGCCTGTCCCATGATTTCCCTTGCCGCTTCCGGTGCTGGAACACCGGGGGCGGCTTTTTTTTTGTTTTGTCTAAGATGTGCCTAAGATGTGTTCCATGATCTGTTCCGTAAAAAATCCAGTATTTCCAAGGCTTTTAGCCCTTTGGATAAGATGGAACAGATGTAAGTATTATTTCTAAAAAATAATAAAAATAATATATAATATATATAATATACGGAATAGGAAAAAGATCTGTTCCATCTTATCCAAAAACCCTTGAAAAGCCCGGTATATCAAGGATTTTCAACGGAACAGATTGGATAAGATCAGGATTCCAGCCGGGGAATAAGAAGATAGGCAAGGTAATCTTCATAGGTGGTAACTTCACCCTTGTGAGTATATGCAAAGTCAAGCATATCTTCCCAATCTTCCATTGTCATTGTTTGGGGATCAAGTACCAATTCAGGAGGATTATACCCGGCCTTATTGTATATTTCCTTAACAGTTTTCAGGATTTTTGTTGGATTTTCGCCAAGGGCTTTCATTTCTTCCCGTGTTTCTTGGGCTTTGGCTACTGTCTGTTTTGCCATGAGCGGGATCACCCTTTTGGGAACGCTGTAAGCCCCGGTTTTACGGATGGAAGGCAAAACTTCCTTTGTCACCCAATGTTTGAATCGTTTGGCGCTATCCAGCTTGGAGCCAAAGATCAGGGCATATACGCCGGATTCGTTGATTACCGTCATAGCCCGGTTCTGACCTGACCCGTTGAAATTACGGGTTAGCTTATCTTCATCATCAACATGGTTTCTGATGGCTTGATCGGTGTCACCATATCCAAGAGCCGCCGCCACGTCTTTTCCCACAAACCACGGTTCACCGTCAATGTGGATGGTTCTGACTTGGGTTTCTTCATAGCTGAAAACTTGCAGTTCGTTCATATGATCTTCCTTTCTGTAAAGGGGGTGGTGTTTTGCCACCCCCTTTATTTTTTATCCATACCAACCACCTTTCTATGACCGGCCCCCAACAATTAGGGGGCCGGTTTTCAGTTTTCATAGTAAATGAAGATCAATGGGAATGGGTACGGATGGGAGCCGGGGCCGGAGTTTCGGCTTCTTCTTTTTCTAAGGCTTCCACCCGTTGTTTCAGATCAGCCATTTCCGCCGCTGGATCAGGCGGGGTGGTTGGTTCAGTTTGGAGCATTTCACGGGCAATCCGTTCCAACACTTCCCAATCTTCAGGCTTTAACCGGGCCATAACGGACACTAACCGCTTTTTATATCCGTCCCTATCGTTAGTGGAAAGAGTTTCCAATAGAATTTCCAGATCGCTTTTTCTGTTCACTCGATCCAGCATTTCCCCTTGGCCTGTTTCAAGCCACTCCTGATTTATGGAATGGACAGAACAAAGAAGTTTAATTATGGAATTTGGAGGGATTACCCGGCCATTTTCATAATTGGCAATAACATCACGGCTTACACCCAAAGAATTACCAAATTCCTTTTGGGACAGATTCAAATATTTGCGTACTTGCAGAATCCTTGAGTTCAAGGCTATTCACCCCCTTCTGTTACTTATAATACTACACCGCCGTGTGTATGTCAACACAAAAAAGTAAATTTTTTTCAAAAAAAGTGTTGACACACACGCGGTGGTGTGCTATTATGTGTATACAGACACACAGAACACAAACCCAAACACAAAATTCAAATACAGGAGGAACACAACATGAAGTATTTCGTAGTAGCTACCCATTGGGACGAGGAACGGAAGGCCCAAGTCAAGTACATAGCCGGAGCGTTCAACGATTTCCCCAATGCAAGCATTTTCAAGAACGCTTACAACGAGCATTACAAGGCGGATGCCGTGATCGTGGATGATTTCACGCTGATTAACCACTAAGCCGAAACGGGCCGGAAGGCCCGTCCACCGGAACCGCCCCACCGGTGCTGATGATGGCAGGGCAGAAAGGAATAAGAAAAATGATGTATCACATTTGGGATAATGACAACGCCGTTATGGTTTGCACCACGGATAGCCGCAAGGAAGCCTTCACCGCCATTCTGAACCACCTGATTGAAGCCAATGCTTCTGAAGTCCCTGATCCTATCATGTGGCCTGTGGTCGATCTTGCTAGACCTGAAGATCAGATGCCGGATGTGAATGCAATCCGCCAAGATGCTTGGAGTGTGATCCGGCAGGCACAAGAAGCCTATGAACGGATTATCGGGTTTATCCCGATGCCGTAACCCCCCCCCCACCACATACCAAAATGAAAGTGAGGTGAAACCGATGCTTGCAAACGTTGAAATCAGACACGTTGGCGGCATAGCTACGGAAGTAATTGTGGATGGGCAGGACGTTTCCAATATGCTTTCAGTTGTGACCTATCAACACCGCGCCGGGGAAGCACCCAAGTTGATCTTGGAAATGGTGCCGGGGACGTTTAACCTTGCTTCCAATGCCTGCAAGGTTGAAGAAAAGCCGTGATACTGCGGCAACAGTACCACGGCCTTCACGGTTAAATGTCTGGACATTGGATGAAGAGCGGACAGTTTATCTCCCGGCCACCTGTATGACGGCAATCTTCCAGGTGATCACACTGAAGGGAATGTTTCTTATATCCGGGTTCGGTTGAACCAAGGATTGGGATTTCTGCGAAATCAATTACCACTGTCCGTTCTTCTCCAAATTCCGGGCAATATCCACTAAACAATGTAAAGAAACTGTAATTGTCAATGATAAAGCCAAACTGGAACACTTCTATAATGAACATAAAAAGGAAATTTGGGCCGGGTTCAATAGCCGCAACTATGACCAATACATTCTGAAAGGGATTATGTGCGGTTTCAACCCCAAGGAAATCAATGACTGGATCATTTTGCAGGACAAGCCCGGTTACAGGTTTTCAAGTCTGTTCCGCAACTACCCCCTGATCAACTATGATGTGATGCCTAACCCGCCAATCAGCCTGAAGGCGCTGGAAGCCTTCATGGGCCATTCCATCAAGGAAACAAGCGTTCCTTTTGACATTGACCGCCCTTTAACGAAAGAAGAATTGGCCGAAACTATCAAATATTGCCGCCATGATGTTGAAGAAACAATCGAAGTTTGGATTAGGAGCATTGAGGAATTTAATACCACCATGTTCTTTGTCAATCATTTTCATCTTGGAAGTAACTGCATAGGAAAGACCAAAGCCCAGCTTGCGGCAACGATTTTGGGCGGCAACCGTAAAGGTAAAACTTTTGATGATGAATTTGAATTTCCTATTTTGGATTGTGTGCGATTGAATAAATACAAATTTGTTGCGAATTGGTATAAAAACCCGATCAATCATGATTACAAAAAAACGCAAGAAAATGTGATGGTTGCGGGTGTTCCCCATACGTTTGCTTGGGGAGGTGGACATGGGGCTATTCGTAAGCACCATGATTCAGGGATTTTCATGGTGGTTGATGTTACTGCCTATTACCCTTCTCTCCAAAAGCAATTCAAAATTGGGTATAGAGTGATGGATAATCCTGAAAATTTTGAATTTATCCATGATAGCAATATAGAGTTCAAACGGAAAGGGGACAAGAAAGCCCGTCAGCCTTTCAAAATTATGGATAACGCCATTTCAGGGCAAATGAAAGAACCGGGATCGTCCCTTTATGATCCTATGAGCAATAACACCATTTGTATTAACGGACAACTTTTGCTATTGGATTTGATTGAACATCTTGAAGCCGCCAACTGTTGCCGACTAATCCAAAACAATACCGATGGTATCATAATCAAGCCTAATAACTATGAACAAGACTTTGACACCATTGATGATGTGGTTTGGGAATGGGAACAAAGAACCGGAATGAGAATGGACTTTGATATTTTCATGGGCCATATTTTCCAAAAAGATGTGAACAATTACTTCTTGATTGATCGTGAAACGGGAGCCGTAAAAGCGAAGGGGGCCTATGTAAAAAAGCTGTCTGATCTGGATTATGATCTTCCCATTGTGAACCGGGCCATTGTGGAATATTTCACTAATGATGTACCCCCGGAAGAAACTGTTGGGGCGTGTACCAGCTTGCGAGACTTTCAGAAAGTGGTGAAAGTAAGTTCTAAATATCTTTATGCCCTGTATGCCCCAACCATTGTGGAAGAACGGATCAGAGATGAAAAAGGGCGTTCCAAAAAAGTGATTCGATTCCGTGGTGGGGAAGTTCAGAAAGATAAAACCTTCCGGGTGTTTGCGTCCAAAGACCACCGAAAAGGCGGTATTTACAAGGTTTCGGGCAAGGTTGTTAGGGGCCGAAAAAAGAACCCTGAAAAATTCGCTAACACCCCCCAGCATTGTTTCATTATCAATTCCAATGTTTCCACTATGCCCATTCCTGATGAACTGGACAGGCAATATTATATTGATTTGGCTTGGAAGCGTTTAGAAGATTACGGGGTGAAAAGATGAAATTGAAAATTAACCTTCAAAAGATGGCCGGGGGGGGGGGCGCTGATTCATGCAAATTTTCAGGGGCTATGTGCCCACCAAAGATAAACAGTGTTTGGAGAAATTCAAGGGCCGGAAACGGCTGAACACTCTTGAAGATGTGGCAGACCTTGACGAATACGCCGGTATTCTTGGGGCTGAAGCTATTCTGATTGATGTGGACGATGCTGAAACTTCTGATCTTCTGTTTCAGATTGTTCAGGATTTTGAATTGAAATGCCGGGTGTATCAAACCACACGGGGGAAACACTTCATCTTCAAAAATCCTGAAGGGCTGGTTGAAAAAAGCTGGACAAAGAAAACCCTTGCCCTTGGGATCACCACGGATGCCAAAGTGGGCAGGAATAACAGCTATGCAATTCTAAAATTCAAAGGGGTTGAGCGGCCTATTATCTATGACACCCCGGAAGATAAAATTCAGGAACTTCCTTTGTGGCTGACCCCGGTGAAATGCAATCAGGATTTTTTGAAAATGGGTAAAGGTGACGGACGGAATACGGCGCTTTATACCTACATTCTGACCCTGCAAAGCGAGGATTTCACCAAGGAAGAAGCCCGCGAATGTATCAGGCTGATTAACCGGTATGTTTTGGCAGACCCCTTGTCTGACCGGGAATTGGAAGTTATCTTGCGGGATGATGCCTTCAAGAAAACATCCTTCTTCAATGGTAGTACATTCCTGTTTGACAAGTTCGCTACTTATCTAAAAAACAATAACCACATTGTCAAAATCAATAACCGCCTTCACATATACCGGAATGGTATTTATGTTACCGGGGATTCCCAAATTGAAGCCCAAATGATCAAGCTGATCCCCGGCCTGAAACGGGCGCAAAGATCAGAGGTATTAGCCTATCTTGAAATCATGATTGAAGATGAAATCAAGACCACCAACCCCGCTGTGATCGCCTTCAGCAACGGCCTTTATAACATCGTGGATGGCACCTTCAGAGATTTCACCCCGGCTGTGGTTATCACCAACAAAATTCCTTGGCCCTACAACCCCGCCGCCCATTCTGACCTTCTGGATCATACCCTTGACCGGCTGGCCTGTGATGATTCTGAAGTCCGGGCGCTGTTGGAAGAAATGGTGGGCTATTGCCTGTATAGGCGGAATGAGTTGGGGAAAGCCTTCATTCTGATTGGGGATAAAAGCAACGGCAAAAGCACCTTCCTTCACATGGTCAAAAACATGATGGGGAATGAAAATATTGCTTCCCTTGATTTGAAGGAACTTGGGGACAGATTCAAGACCGCTGAACTGTTTGGAAAACTTGCCAACATAGGTGATGATATTGGGGATGAATTTATTGCCAATGCGTCAATTTTCAAAAAGTTGGTGACAGGGGATCAGGTGAATGTGGAGCGCAAAGGAAAAGACCCCTTTGAATTTATCAACTATGCCAAGTTCCTGTTTTCTGCCAATGTCATTCCCCGGATCAAAGACAAAACCGGGGCCGTTCAGCGCCGCCTTACCATTGTTCCTTTTGATGCTAAGTTTACCCCCAACGATGCTGATTTTCGGCCATTTATCAAGGATGAACTTTGTGAACAGGAACCCATGGAATACCTGATCCAGCTTGGCCTTGCGGCCCTGAAGCGAGTGTTGATCAATAATCAGTTCACCACTTCAAGCCGGGTTCAGGGACAGCTTGACGAATATGAAGAAAACAATAACCCCATTATTGGGTTTATCAATGAAGTGGGGGCTGATTGGATCGCCAATGAAGCCACAAAGACGGTTTACCGGCGCTATAAGGAATACTGCATAGCCAATAACTTCCAAGCTCTTTCAGCTATTGAGTTTTCCCGGCAAGTCTGCAAGCGCTGTGGATTCAAAACTAAGCAACTGTGGGTAAAGAAAGAGAAAACAAGTGTTTTTGTGAAGGATGGTGGTTGAGTATGGCCGGATCAAGGAAGGTGTTCAAGCCCATTGGGAGTTCAAACCATACCCCGGATGAACGGGCAGAACATGACTATTACGCCACTGATCCCCAAGCTGTGGAAATGCTGTTGGCGCTGGAAACTTTTGCCCCGGTGATATGGGAACCGGCTTGCGGGGAAGGGCATATTTCCAAGGTGCTTCAGGCCCATGGGCATGAAGTTATTTCCACTGATTTGATTTACCGGGGGTTTGGTGATTCTGAACCCATGGATTTCCTGACAGAAACCTTCCCGGATTTTGAGGGGGATATTATCACAAATCCCCCTTATTCGGCGGGATTGGAATTTGTGGAACGGGCGCTTGAAACCGTCCGGCCCGGTGGAAAAGTTGCCATGTTCCTGAAGGTGCAGTTTTTGGAGGGGAAGCGCCGGGGTAAGTTGTTCGCCAAGACCCCGCCCCGAACCGTCTACATATCTCGTTCCCGGCTATCATGTGCCAAAAACGGAGATTTCACCCATGTTGAAAATGCTATTGCTTATGCGTGGTATATATGGGAAAAAGGATTCACCGGTGATCCAGTGATTAAATGGTTTAACTGAAAAGGTGGTGAAAATCGTGAACCTGATTGTTTCCAAAATCGGCCTTCCGGCCACGCTGGAACAGCTTGCGGAAGAAGCCGCTGAACTATCCAAAGCGGCCTTGAAGCTGGCCCGTGTGATCCGGGCTGAGAACCCCACGCCGGTTGGCTATTGCCAAGCTGTGGATTCTCTTTTGGAGGAAACCGCCGATGTGCGGAATTGCCTGAATGTTTTGGTTGATGCGTTCCCTTCTTTGGTGAACACGGAACAGGCGGAAAATGAAAAATTGACCCGCTGGTTGGATCGTCTGGAAAAAGCTGACCGGGAGGGTTGAACAATGTATTTCAAGAAGTCTGGAAAAACAATCTTTGGGGTTCAACTGAACAAGGCTGAACAGAAAGCCATGGATCAAGAAATCAGGCGGCAGATTGTGGAGAATGACCGACGCTTCGATATGGACAAGGAAAGTTCCATCTTGTGGGCGCTACATACCCAATTTGGTTTTGGCCCCAAGCGGCTGAAAAAGGCTTGGGAAATGTTCTACACGGAAACTGTAAAGCTACGGCAACATTACCAAATGGGGGCGGAAGATGGGGCTTGGCTGGCCCGTCACAAGCTGAAGGAAATTGGCTGTGACATAGAAGCATGGTACAAGGAAGAAGGTGATTCGGATGCCTAAACCGTGGCAGAACGGGGAGGGTTACGCAGACCCCACGGCCTATGAGGGGTTGAAGCCCGTGATCCGGGAAGAAACAGAACAGCAACAGCGGGTTAGCGCTTTGGTTCGGGTTCTGAAGTATGTAATTGATGCGGCGGGTTTTGATCTGCTGAACAGGATTGAACTGAAAGACCGCAAGACAGGGAGGGTTTACCGGTGAGAGATTTAGAACAACGGGTTTCGGCTATGGTGGAAAAGTATATTCCTGATGCGCCTGATGCGGACAAAGTACAGATGGCGGCATTTCTGGCCTGTGAGTGTTGGAATCTGATCAATGAATCTGTGCATGATTTGAAAAAAGAGTATGAATGGGCATTGAGAAAGCGGGGTGAAACCCGTGGAACTTGATACCATATTTAATCAGGATTGTTTGGTGGGCCTGAAATCCCTTCCTGATAAATCCATTGATCTGATTCTGACCGATCCGCCTTATGGGAAGAAAGCGGATAAGGGAACCAACGGTTTTGGGGCCGCAAAGAACCGGCGCTATGCCGGGGGTTGGGATGGCATGATCCCCCCCCCTGAATTGTTCAATGAAATGTTCAGAGTTGCCCGGAACCTGATAATCTTTGGCGGCAACTACTTTGGGCATTTACTCCCACCGTCCAACTGCTGGATATTTTGGGATAAGAAAGGGGATGTGGCCTTTCAAAATCCCTTTGCTGATGGGGAATTGATTTACACCACGTTCAAAAAGCCCGTGAAGCGGATCGTGTTCAAACAACAGGGGTTTATCACGGATAGCAAAGATAAGCGATACCACCCAACGCAAAAGCCCACGGAATTAGTTCAACAGCTAATTGAAATGTTCAGCGAACCGGGCCAAATAATCTGCGATCCGTTTCTTGGGAGTGGAACCACCGCTGTTGCCGCCGTGATCACCGGGCGGCACTACATAGGATATGAAATTGATCCCGGTTACTTTCAAATCTGCTGTGACCGGCTGGATGAAGTGGAGGAAAAAACCGATGAAATCAAGTAAAATTCAAGATTGTTTCGACCTTTTGACAGCAAACGGGGTGGGAATTTCGGAAAATTTCAAGGAATTTTTGAAAAAAGCCGGATTTTTTGACCTTCCAGCGTCCACCAAATTCCATGGGGCTGAAGCTGGCGGCTTGTATGCCCATAGTTTGGCCGTGGCGGAAACCCTGATGGTTCTGACACAACGGAACCAACTGGAATGGGAGCGGCCCGGTTCCCCGGTGGTTGTGGGCCTGTTCCATGACCTGTGCAAATTGGAAGCCTATGAACCGGTTATCACCGAAAGAACAAAAACCGTGGTGAAGTATGGTTGGCAACACCGGGATGGGCGGGATCAGCTTTACACCGGGCATGGTGATAAATCGGTTTTGATACTGGCCCCGTGGATGCAGTTGACGGAAGAAGAAGTTGCCTGTATTCGCTGGCACATGGGCGCTTTTGATGATCAGGAACAGTGGAGCCATTACACCGCCGCAATTTGCCGGTTCCCTAATGTGCTGTGGACGCACCACGCTGATATGATCGCTTCCCATATTCTTCAGCGGTAGGAGTTGGGGCGCTGGATATGATGCGGATAAGATAAAAAATCAATATCTTATCCGGTGGGAAGCCTTGATATTAGTGGGTTTATGGGGTTTTGGATAGGATGGATAAGATGTAAGTATTCTTTATAAAATAAAAATAAAAAATATATAGAATATAATATATAGAGAATAGGGCCTTTTATCTTATCCATCCTATCCAAACCCTTGAAACTATTGATATTCGGGGCTTTCTTACCGGCTAAGATGTAAGAAAGGGATGTTATCCAATGACCGAAAAAGAACTTATCCAAGCGGCCAAGCGGTATCTGAACAAGGTTCAACAGACTGACCGCCTGATCGCAAGGCTGAAATCTACGATTGCCACCCTTCGGGCAGGGTTGACAAGTCAAAGTTATGAACTGAAGCCGGATAAGGTTCAGACTTCCGGCCCAGTTGATACTTTAGCGGAAACTTTTGCCCGGATTGATGAACTTGAACGGGAAATTCAGCAGGATATAGTTGACTTTGATAACTGGAAAAAAGATACATATGAGCGGATCGGACGGCTTGATGATCTTGACCAAAGAAATATCTTGATTGGCCGGTATCTGCAAGGGAAGCCATTAGAAAAGGTTGCTTTTGAAATTAACTTTTCAACCCGGCAAGTGACAAGGGTTCACGGGGCCGCTTTAGTTGCCTTTGCAGAAGCTAATGAAGATGTCCTGTCATGTCCTTGAATGGCGTGTTGATATGTGCTATACTGATAGCGTGAAAAATGCGCCAAGGGAAACCGGGGCGCATTTTTAATTTATGCTTCAAAAAGGTGGTGAATACCTTGACCCCACGACAACAGAAATTTTGTGATGAATACCTAATCAGTGGAAACGCCACGGATGCGGCAATCAAGGCGGGGTATTCTCCCAAGACCGCTAAAAATATCGGTTCTGAAAACTTGGCGAAACCTGACTTGAAAGCCTACATTGAAGCCCAGCTTGCCGCCCTTCATTCTGAAAAGATCGCTGATGCCACTGAAGTTCTGGAATACCTAACTTCCGTGATGCGGGGAAAGCATACTGAAGAAGTTCCCCTGTTATGCGGGGACGGTGTGCAGACTTTGACCCCCAAAGAGGTTGGAGCCAAAGAGCGGTTGAAAGCGGCTGAATTGATCGGCAAGCGCTTTGGCCTGTTCACTGACCGGGTGGGCATTGATGGGGCTGTTCCGATTGTCATTCATGACGATATACCGGATGATTAGAAACAGATAAGTAACAATAGGCCCCTAAAAGCCCATGAAATCAAGGGTTTGGAGATATTGGACGATGAAAAAGACACTTTCCATGCTGGAAACTGTGGGGGGCGGCTATAATAAGTTCTGGCATTTCAAAGGCCGTTACAGGGTGTGCAAGGGGAGCCGGGGGAGTAAAAAGAGTAAAACCACGGCCCTGAATATCATAAAACGCATGATGGAATACCCCGGCGCAAATACCCTGGTAGTTCGCAAGGTGTTCCGCACTCTGAAAGATTCCTGTTTTACGGAACTGAAATGGGCAATTCACCGGTTTGGGGTTGATGCCTTTTGGGAGATCAAAGAAAGCCCCCTGGAAATGACCTATAAGCCCACCGGGCAGAAGATTTATTTCCGTGGCCTGGACGATCCCTTAAAAGTCACTTCAATCACGGTTGAACACGGTTACTTGTGCTGGTGCTGGATAGAAGAAGCCTATGAAATCACCAATGAGGATGATTTCAATATGCTTGATGAATCTATCCGGGGCGCTATCCCCCCAGAAACCGGCCTGTTCAAACAATTCACTTTGACCTTCAACCCCTGGAATGAACACCACTGGTTGAAAGCCCGGTTCTTTGATAACCCTGATTCTGAAACCCTGGCCTTGACCACCAACTATTTGTGCAATGAATGGCTGGATGATGCAGATATCAAGGTTTTTGAAACGATGAAGCAAAACAACCCCCGCCGATATCGTGTAGCCGGTTTAGGCGATTGGGGCATTGTGGAAGGGCTGATCTTTGAGAATTGGGAGGAAAAGGCTTTCTCCCTGGATGCCGTAAAAAAGATACCGGGGATCAAGTCGGCCTTTGGCCTGGACTTTGGCTATACCAATGACCCCGCCGCCCTCTTTTGTGGGATGGTGGATAAGTCTACCAAAGCCATATGGGTTTTTGATGAAATCTATAAAACCGGTATGAGTAATGAAAAGATTGCCGAAGCCTTGAAGCAAGCTGGATATGCCAAAGAACGCATTAGGGCGGACTGTGCAGAGCCTAAAAGTATTGATAGGCTTTATGATTTGGGGATATCCCATATCCGTGAATCACGCAAGGGCAAAGACAGTGTGAACAATGGAATAGACCATATTCAAGATTATCATATCATTATCCATCCAAGGTGTGTGAATTTCATTACTGAAATCAGTAATTACACATGGGACACCGACACTAAGACCGGCAAGCGGTTGAACATTCCCATTGACGATTTTAACCACCTTATGGATGCTATGAGGTATGCCCTTGAAGATATCCTGATAGGGCCAACTTTCAGCTTTGATTAACAGGCTAGTAACAAGAGATCGCACAACGCCGCATTTCACGGGGCTTGTGCGATTTGTGCGTATATTATGCAATAAAAAGGGTGATTGTATGCTTTTCATGGAAACTGAAACCGCCCGGATCAACCGCTTGATTAAGGCGGGGGCTTCCGTAGGGCTGACTGAACTTGAATTCTTTGCCCGTGAAATTGTGGCTTGGGAAAAATCCCCTGAGAGGGAAGAGCAAATCTGTGGGGAAGCCTATTACAACGGGGAACATGACATTTTGAATCGGAAAAGAACCGCCATTGGCCCCGATGGAAAGTTGATCGTGGTGGAGAATCTCCCCAATGCCCAGGTGATTGATAACCAGTATGCAAAGATGGTGGATCAGAAAACCAATTACTTTGTTGGTAAGCCCTTTTCTTTTAGCTGTGACAACAAAAATTATGTTGATATTCTGAACAAGCGGTTTAACGCCGCTTTCCGCCGTACCCTGAAATATGTAGTAGAAGATGCCCTGAACGGCGGTAAAGGCTGGTTGTTCATCCATTACGATGAAAAGGGTGAGCTGTCCTTCAGGCGCTTTCCCGCCTATCAGGTGTTGCCTTTCTGGGCGGATGATGATCATACTATTTTGGATGCCGCCGCCCGATTGTATTTGCAGGAAGTGTGGGATGGCTTTACAAAGAAGATTGTTAAGCGGGTTGAACTTTTCAAACCTGATGGGGTTTACCGGTATATGTTGGAGGGTTCCACGCTGATCCCGGATGTGGAATTGGGGGACTATACCCCATATATCACGGTTAAAACGGGTGAAAAGGTGGAGGGTTATAATTGGGATCGGCTTCCACTGATTGCTTTCAAGTACAACAAAAAGGAAATCCCCCTGATTCACCGGGTAAAATCGTTACAGGATGGGATTAACGCCCTGTTATCTGATTTTGAGAACAACATGGAGGAAAACCCCCGGAATACTATTCTAATCTTGCGGGATTATGATGGTGAAAACCTTGGGGAATTCCGCCGTAACCTTGCGACCTTTGGTGTGGTGAAGGTTCGGGAAAATGGCGGGCTTGAAAGTTTGGCCGTTGTGGTCAATGCTGATAATTATAAGGCAATCTTGGAATTGTTCAAAAAGGCCCTGATCGAAAACGCCAAAGGCTATGATGCCAAAGACGATCGCTTGTCCGGCAATCCAAATCAGATGAATATTCAATCAATGTATTCTGATATTGATTTGGACACAAACGGGATGGAAACCGAGTTCCAGGCCGCTTTTGAACAACTCTTGTGGTTTGTGAATCAGGATTTGAAAACCAAAGGGGCCGGGGATTTTGAACAGGAAGAAGTTACAGTTATTTTCAACCGTGACATTCTAATCAATGAAACTGAGGCTATTGCTAACTGTCAGGCTTCCACTGGTATCATTTCCACGGAAACGATTGTTGAACAGCACCCTTGGACAAAGGATGCTAAAGCAGAAATGGAACGCCTTAAAAAAGAGAAGGAAGAAGCTATGGCTGATTATATGGGCGCTTTCCCACTCAAGCCAAAAGCCGCTTCCAGTGATTCCAATGGGGATCAGGGCGGGGATTAAGGGGAAATTTCCGCCTTTTCCTATGCCGGGGAAATATATAGGTTCAAGGTTTTCACTCCTGGCCTTGGCCGGTGCAATTCCGGCCCCCGGTATTATATGGCGTGTTGGTCAAGAGGTTAAGACACCGCCCTTTCACGGCGGGATCATGGGTTCGATTCCCGTACACGTCACCAATAACACAATAGGAGGGCTGGCCCCGTGAAAAATTCAGAATATTGGCGGGGCCGCTTTTCCATTCTGGAAAACGCCGCCCATATTCAGGCCAATAGATGTATTTCTGACCTGGAAAGAATCTATCAAGAAACTGAACAATCTGTTAGGACTGAGATAGAAAGCTGGTATGAGCGCTTCGCCGCCAACAATGGGGTTAGCCTTTTTGAAGCCAAACGCTTATTGACTACCGGCCAGTTGGAGGAATTCAAGTGGAGTGTGAATCAATACATTCAGGCGGCGCAAAAGGCCAATCTTTCCCCTGAGTGGATCAGAAAGCTAGAAAATGCTTCCACCCGGTTTCATATTGGGCGGCTGGAAGCCATTCAATTACAAATCCAACAGCAGATTGAACTTCTGTACGGAAATCAGCTTGATAGCGTGGACAATCTTCTAAAGGGGATTCTGTCTAATGGCTACACCCATTCTGCCTATGAACTGCAAAAGGGGCTGGGCATGGGATGGGATATCACCGCCTTGGATCAAAGGAAGCTGGAAACTCTGCTTTCAAGGCCCTGGACGGGGGACAAGAAAACCTTTCGGGATAGGTGCTGGGAGCATAAGGCCAATTTGACCACTGGAATTCAAACCGCCTTAACTCAGGGCCTTCTTCGGGGGGACAGTTCCCAGACCATAACGGATGCCGTAAAACACAAGTTTGGTGTTTCCAGATACAAGGCCGGGCGGCTGGTACATACGGAAACAACCTACTTCAACGCCGTTTCAGCTTTGGAAACCTACAAAGATTTAGACGTTGAAGAAATTGAAATTCTTGAAACCTTGGATCGCCTTACCTGTGAGATATGCCGTGATTTGGATGGAAAAGTTATCCCCATATCCCAATATGAACCGGGGGTAACTGTTCCGCCCTTTCACCCCAGTTGCAGGGGAACAACTTGCCCACACTTTGATGATGGGGATTTTGAACGCATTGCCCGGAAGGATAATGGGGAAAAATTCTTTGTCCCGGCCAACATGACTTATTGCCAATGGGAACAGGCTTTTCTCGGTGGAGGATCGAAAAGCGGGTTGACCCCGGTAACTGTTGCGAAAGTGATCCGGGATTACAATTCCGAATTTGGTAAGAAATTTGGAAAAGACCATTATGATCAACTAAGGGATCGTGTGGATGCCTGCGCAAACCCTGACCTTCAGACTGTGTGGGAAAAATATGAAGGCCAAATCAAGGTTGCCGATGCAAACCATAAGGGCGGGGCATACTGTTCAGGTAATAATATTTATCTAAATATTGGATCGGATGCTAAAGGCCGTTCATGGAGCGCCCCCTATGCAACTACCTTCCATGAAAGCGGCCACGCTATTGACGGGTTGACCGCCCACCTTGGAAACGCTAATGGGCAATGGCATTTTTCGTCAACTTATATGGATGGAGCGTTCCCTAAAACTATTAAAGCTGAAGTCGATGATTGGGTTAAATCAGTTCTTTCCGATATGAAGGCCCATCAAACCGACCTTCAATATTTTGTTCAAAAAGGCTGGATGGCACAATCTACGGCGGATTATTACACGGCCTATGGTGGATTCAAAGTAAGAAAGTCTTATGCTTATTCCACTGTTCAAGCTGAAGTGAAATCACTGACCCCGTTGCAATATGGTGATCTTTCTGATATATTAGAAGGGGCTACCCGTGGAAAGATTGCTTGTGGTATTGGACATGGGGCCGGTTCTTACTGGACAAACCGAACTTCTAATGGGGTTGAGTGGGGGCTTGCAACTGAAGCGTTTGCCGAAATGACTTCTGCAACAATGACTAACCCTGAAAGTTTGGCAACAATCAAAAAATACCTTCCCAAATCTTATGCTATGTATGAGGATATGTTGAAGGTGATTGCAAGTCAGCCTTGAAAGGTGTGATACCATGATTGAACTAATTGAACAATACCTTAACCAGTTCAATGAAAATTTTCCTCTGTATGCCTTAATGGGTGTTGAGGAAGCGGAAATAGAAGCCATTATTCAGGATTGCTTGGACAAGGGAACCCCATACCGGCCACCTGAAATGGATGAAAAAAACCTATACTGATGATTGAACCGCCTACTAAGGCGGTTTTTTCATACCGTTTCGCCGCTTAGAACTGTTTCGGCGGTAAACAGAACGGTTCAAATTCGTGGTTCCTTACCCACGGTAAAAAAGGATTTTGAAAGGAAGGTATCAGCTATGACAAAGGAAAAACTGATGGAAATGGGCCTGACTGAAGAACAGGCAAACAAGGTTATGGAGGGCCTGAACGGTTCCTTTGTGACCAAGACCCGCTTCAATGAGGTAAATGAGGAATTGAAAACGGCCAAGGCCACGATCACTGAACGGGATGGGCAGTTGGAAACCCTGAAGAAATCCGGGGCCGATGCCGCCACCCTTCAGGGACAGATTGCCCAGCTTCAGGCGGACAATGCCCAAAAGGACAAAGACCACGCCGCCGAGATCAAGAAAATCAAGGTTGACAATGCCGTAAAAGAAGCCTTGATTCAGGCAGGGGCTATCAATCCCGCCACCGTTACCCCGCTGTTGGCCGCTTTTCTGGAAAAGGCCGATCTTGCCGATGATGGTACTATCCGGGGGCTGTCGGATGAAATTTCCAAGCTGGCAAAGACGGAAGGCACAAGTTTTCTGTTCAAGACTGCTGATACCTCTACCACTCCAACAGTTTCCGGCGCTTCCCCTGCTGGGGGCGGCACGGTAAACCCCAGCACCAAAGCTGGCGCATATGAAACCCGCTTGACTGATGCCCGGAAGGCCGGAAATGCCGCCCTGGCTGTAGCTATCAAGCGGGAAGCCGCCGCAGATGGTGTTGAACTATTCTAAAATTAAATTCTATTAAAGAAAGGATGTTTGATTTATGCCTAACTCTGTAAATGGCACTGGCAACACTTTTAATCTGCCCAACTTCGCCGGGGAACTGTTTACCGCTTCCCCTACCCGTACCCCGTTTCTGTCCATGATCGGCGGCTTGTCCGGTGGGCGCAAAACCGACAATGACCGGTTCCCTACCGGCCAGTTGTACGAATTCCCCGAACCCGCCCAGCCGGGTATTTCTGAAACGGCTTCCGAAACGGCCCCCGAGGCCACGGCGATTGTGCGTGAACAGAAATACAACGTCACGCAGATTTTCCATGAAACTATTTCCATCACCTACGCCAAACAGGCCAACCGGGGCAAGCTGTCCGGCCTGAATACGGCGGGACAGGCGGCAAACCCCACTTCGGAACTGGATTGGCAGATTGCCCGCCGCCTGGAAAAGATTGCCCGTGATGTGGAACACACTTTCATCAACGGCATTTATGCTGAAGCTACTGCCGCCAATGTGGCGAACAAGACCCGTGGTATGCTGGAACTTTGTTCCACCGGCACCCACATTGACGCTGGCGGCGCTGAGCTGACTGTTGATCTGCTGAAACAGTTGTTCAAGGCCATGGCGGATGCCGGGGCCTTTTTCGGCAACATGGTTCTTTTCTGCGGTTCTGAACAGAAGCAGAGGATCACCAGCCTGTATGAAAAGCAGTTGTCCTATAACGCCCCGGCCCCCCGGAATGTGGGCGGCATGAACATTCAGAAGCTGGAAACAGACTTCTTTGAAATGGGTATCTGCTACAACCCCTTCATGAAGCCCGGCACTTTGGGTGTATTTGATGTTTCTGTGTGCGCTCCGGTATTCCAGGATGTTCCCGGCAAGGGTACATTGTTCCTGGAGGACTTGGCGAAAGTGGGCGCTTCTGACCGCAAGCAGATTTACGGGGAAATCGGCCTTGATCACGGCCCTGCTTTTATGCACGGCACTATTACCGGCCTGAAGGACAGCGGCGCAACCGCCACGGAATAAGGGGAGGAACGCAAGATGTTTACTATTTCTGGAAAACAGAAGTTTGGGGCGGTTTGGCATGATGGGCGCTGTATTGTCCGTTTTACTAAAGGCGTGGCCCATGTGGATAACCCGGAAGATGCCAAATATCTGGAAAGTTTGGGCTACACGGTAGAGGGTCAGCAGATGCCCCAGGAACCGCCCCCGAGTGAACCGGATGGGATTACACCCCCTGCGGACGATCCCGCCCCTGATGGGGCACCGAGCGAACCGGATGGGGATTCCCCCACGCCTGAACCCGAAGAAGTTCCGAAAATGGGTGTGAATTCCCGCCGTGGGCGCAAAGCCAAGTAAGAAAGGCGGGTGAACCCGTTGCGTGAAGATGTTATTTCCCTGTTAAATGCTTTTGGCGTAACGGGGGCGGAGGCTGATCCGCTGATTGATTTTGTCTTGGATTCCGTGGTGGAGCGTGTCAAGAATGAAACCAATCTAAATACAATTCCCGAGGGCTTGAAAAAATTGGCCGTGGAAATGGTCTTGGGGCAATACCTGAGCCTAAAGAAAAACCTTGGGCAGTTAGAGGGCTTCGACCTGGAAGCGGCGGTCAAGCAAATCCAGGAAGGGGACACCAACACGGTTTTTGCCATTGGGGAGGGCAACACTACCCCGGAACAGCGCTTAGACACGCTGATCAACTACCTGATAAATGGGCGAAACCGTGAATTTATCCGGTATAGGAGGGTGGTTTGGTGAACGCACAGAGAAAAGCCCTTGAACGGATGTGGAAAGACCGTTGTACCATCCTTTGCCAAAAGAAGGTGACAAACCCTGATACCAAGTTGACGGATTTTGAAGAAGCTCCGCTTTTGGAAGATGTGCCCTGCAAA